CACTATTGATGGAGATTGCGGAGCACTAGTTGTCGCTTGCGATCCTAGAATGTCACGCAAAATCTGTGGCATGCACGTAGCTGGACAAACCAACGCAGGATTTTCATTTATCCTCATTAAAGAGCATGTTGACTATCTGCTCGCTGAAGCCCATCGCTCAGCAAAGCTCTCATTCGAGCCACCGGTCACAAAAGAAAACGAACGCCCCACCATTCAAGGAGCCGTCGAACAACTCGGCTTATCCAAGGGCGTGTTCGAACCCACAAAGACTTCAATCAGAAAGTCAGAAATTCACGGACTTTTCCCCATCACGAAAGTCCCAGCTGTTTTGGCACCAGTTCCTGGTTGTGATCCTTTAACAAAAGGAGCCCAGAACTTTGGAAACCCACCAGGATACATCTCACAAGAAGACATGGAATCATGCAAAGGTTCCATTGAAGCAGCTTTCTTTGTGGGCAAACCAACCATCGCCCGAAAACTTACACTTGAAGAAGCCGTTTTTGGAATTCCCGGAGTCATTGAACCAATGAAGACTGACACATCACCAGGCTACCCTTGGTGTCTGGAGTCACACCCAGAACCAGGTAAAAGACATTGGATCAACACCGAGACCCGTTTTATTCACGAGGATTTACGACAAGCCATTAACCAGCTTGAACAAGATGCCATTGACGGGAAAATTTCACCAACTATTTTCAAGGACACTTTGAAAGACGAGCGACGAAAACTCAGTCGTTGCGACAGATCAAAACCCGAAGACATCAAGACGCGCGTTTTTGCTGCCAGCCCAATGCATCTTGTCATTTTCATGAAGATGTATTATGGTGCCTATTTCCAACACATGCAGAATGAACGCATCAAGAACACGACCGCTATTGGAATCAATCCCTACTCATGTGAATGGCATCAAATTGTCATGAAGTTGAGAGAGGTTGACAGCAAGGTTAACGACGGAGACTACGAGAGATTCGACACGACACAGCCACCAGCTTTCATCGATGGATTTTTCCAAGTCGCACGAAAATGGTATCAACTTTATCAACGAGTCGATGCCCCACGAATGCCAGTGTATGATGTCTGGGGAAAACAGAAACATCTGCCCGCTAGCACGGACCACGACGACATGTGCCGAGAAGCCATTGGTCGACAAGTTACCTTTGCCATTCATTTGTGCAGAGAAGAAACTTACCGTGTCGCAGGCAAAAATCCCAGTGGTGTCTTCGGAACCACCCAGATCAACTCAGGATCCAATCTCCAGGCATTTCAGTATTCTTGGGATAAGATCTACC